CGATCACCAACGGCGCGGCCACCGCGGCGGCGTCCGGCGTGACGGCCGCGGCGGCGAAGCTCGATCTGGCGGGCCGCGTCGCGGTCTTCACCGCGGCGAACATTCCGCTCGACGGCTCCGTCTGGCTCATGTCCGACAGCAATGCCTTCGGCCTGGCCATGTCGCTGAACGCGCTCGGCCAGCCGCTCTTCCCGGGCATGACCGCGCAGGGCGGCACCCTCTTCGGGATGCCGGTCATCGTCAGCAACAACGTCTCGACCCGCGTGATCCTCCTGCACGCGCCCTCGATCCTCTATGCGGACGAAGGCGGCGTGCGCATCGACGTCTCGCGCGAAGCGAGCGTGCAGATGGACTCGGCGCCGACCGACACCGTGGACGCGACCACGGTCTATCTCTCGCTGTGGCAGCGCGATCTGATCGGCCTCAAGGCCGAGCGGATGATCACCTGGATCCGTGCGCGCTCGGCCGCGGTGACGTACCTCACCGCAGCCGCCTACGTCGGCTCGTAAACGCCGGTGCAGCGGTTCCTGTTTCGGGTGCAGTACACGTATCCGGACGGCACGTCGTCGTACGAGGCGGTCTGTGTGCGGGCCGCCGACGATGACGAGCCGTCCGCGCGTGCGGAGGTCGTGGCGGCCACGACGCGGTACATGCGGGCGGCCGGCGCGACGCGGACGGTGACGCTGACGCTGGTGACGGCGGATGCCTGACAGCCTGCGGCGGTTAGCGATTGGGGGGCCGACACGGGACACCGTGCCGGCCGCCTTCGCCGTCGACCTCGCGCAGCTCTACGCGTACACGATCGCGCGCGGGCCGTGGCCGACGGTGACGGTGGGGTTTCTGACGTCGACCTATATCCACGTGGGCCGGGAGCTGTTTCTGGAAGCGTCGCTGAAGCAGGGCGCGACCCACGTGCTGTGGCTCGATACGGACATGAGCTTCCCGCGGGAAGCGGCCGTGCTACTCGCGGCGCACGAGCAGACGGTCGTCGGGTGCAACTACGTCGTGCGCCAGCCGTCGGGGCTCTTCACGGCGCAACGCGACGACGGCACCCGGATCCCGACCACGGCGGCAACGACCGGGCTCGAAGCCGTGGACGCCGTCGGGTTCGGCGTGCTGTTGATGCGGGTCGAGCACATGCGGGGGCTGACGCGGCCGTGGTTTCGGCACGGCCTGAACGCGCAGGGCGGAGACATCGGCGAAGACATCATGTGCTGTCGCCGGATCCGCCAAGGCGGCCACCAGGTTTACATCGATCACGATCTCTCGAAAAGGATCGGCCACATTGGACAGCACACCTACCGCCCGATCGAAGAAGGCGCCGGCGTCTGACGGCATCGTCGAACTGCGGCCGCCGGCGGCCGCCGGGTTCAGCGGGACCACCAAGCTCTACGCGGTCGAGCAGGCCGCGCTGATCGAGGAACTCCTGAAGCGCGGGTACACCCGAGTCGAGCCGTGATCGCCGCCGAGCTCGATCCGACGCAGACGCCCGGCTGGTTTCACCACGGCGCGAAGCTTCTGGACCTGGTCGAGCAGCATCGCCCCCGAGTCTGCGTCGAGCTCGGGACCTGGCAGGGCGCGTCGGCGATCCCCGTCGCGCGGGCGATTCGGCGGTGGGGCGGGACCTTGACCTGTGTCGATACCTGGGCCGGGGACGTCCACCAGCCGGCGGCGAGCGTGCGGCCCTCGGCGCCGTGGATGCTCGTGAGTTGTGCGCGGAACATCCTCGAGGCGGGCGTCGGCGCGACCGTCCGATTGATTCCCGCGACGACCGTCGACGCGGCGGCGACGTGGACCCAGCCGATCGACTGGCTCTACATCGACGCGGACCATAGCTACGACGGCGTCCGTGCGGATCTCCACGCGTGGGTTCGACATGTGAAACCCGGCGGGCTGATTCTCGGCGACGACTACGGGCACCGGCTGTTCCCCGGCGTGCGGCAGGCGTGGGACGGATTCGAGCAGGCGCACGACCTAGCGTTTACGCGCTACCAGTCGACGCCGCCGGACCCCGACGGCATCGAATTGATTTACGGGACGGTCTGAAACTTCAGGAGACGACGACATGGGCGACGACGCGACAGTGACGGTCGAAGCGGTGCAGCTCCATAGCTACAACGGGCGGGACTACGCACCAGGGACGAGCTACGAGATCGCCGCGGACCTGGCCGACAGCGTCGTGGCACAAGGCAAAGCGAAGCGCGTCGACCGCGCGGCCGCGGTGCCGGCGCCGACGACCGGCCGCCGAGAGTACGCGACCACCGAGGTCGTCACCAAGCGCAAGACCGCCTTGAAGGCGAAGCGCAAGACGTAAGCCCGTGACGTTTCGTTGGCGGACCATCTGCGCGACGAATGCGGACTTCGACGCCCGCAATCGTCGGTTCCATCGAATGTGGGACCTCGGCGGGATCGCGTTCGACCGGACGCGCGTACTGGCGATTCTCAAGAAGATGCGAGACGCGGAAGCCCAGCAGAAGACCTGATGCCGATCCTGAAGACGTTCACCACGGCCGTCCGCACCGGTGTGCGGAAGTTCCTGCAGCTCTCCGCGTTGAGCGGGCGCGGCGGCTGGTGGAATGTCATTCGCGAAGCGTACACCGGGGCCTGGCAGCAAAACGTCGAAGTGCGGCTCGACAACGTCCTGACCTACTTCGCGGTGTTCGCGTGCACGACCCTGATCGCGTCGGACATCGGGAAGCTGTGCCTGCGCCTAGTCGAAAAGGACACCAATGGGATCTGGACCGAGACGGAGAACACAGCCTTTTCTCCGGTCTTGCGAAAACCGAACCGGTTTCAGTTGATCAACAAGTTCGTCGAGCAGTACATCGTCTCGAAGCTGGTGCACGGCAACACGTATGTCCTGCTCCAGCGCGACAACCGCGGCGGCCACAACCAAGGCGTCGTCACCGCGATGTACGTGCTCGACCCGACGCGTGTGACGCCGCTGGTGGCGCCCGACGGCTCCGTCTATTACGAACTGCGGCGCGACGATCTCTCAGGGCTGCCACAAGAATCGATCACGGTTCCGGCGCGCGAGATCATCCACGACACGATGATCTGCCTCTTCCACCCGCTCATTGGAGTGTCGCCGCTCTACGCGTGCGGCCTCGCGGCGCTGCAGGGGCTGTCGATTCAGAACAACTCGAACAAGTTTTTTGCGAACGGCTCGAATCCCGGCGGCATCCTGACGGCGCCCGGCGTCATCCTCCAGGAGACGGCCGATCGGCTCAAGGCGTACTGGGATGCGAACTTCACCGGCGACAACGTCGGGAAGGTGGCGATCCTCGGCGACGGGCTGAAGTACGAGGCGATGAGCGTCAACGCCGCGGACGCGCAGCTCATCGAGCAGTTGAAGTGGACGGCCGAGAATGTGTGTAGTTGCTACCACGTGCCGGCCTACATGGTGGGCATCGGGCCGCCCCCGCCCTACGCGAATATCGCGCCGCTCATTCAGCAGTACTACAGCCAGTGCCTGCAGACTCTCATCACCTCGATGGAAAGCTGTCTCGACGACGGCTTCGGGATGCTCACAAAAACCAGCGGCCACCAGTACGGGACCGAGTTCGATATCACCGATCTGATCTGGATGGACGCGGCGACGAAGACCGCGGCGGCCGGCGATGCCATCAAGGGGTCGGTGCTTACGATCGACGAATCGCGCAAGGCCTACATGGGCAAAGGCCCGGTCAAAGGCGGCGCGTCGATTTGGATGCAACAGCAGAACTACAGCCTCGAGGCGCTGGCGGAACGCGATCGGGATACGCCCTTCGCCAAGCCGGTCCCGCCGCCGCCGCCCCAGCCACCGCCGCCGATTGAACGCGGTCTGGTCCTCATGCGTGTGCGGGCCGAACTGGAAAGGCTCCGAAGTGCAGCCTGAGGACCTCCAGGCTGTCGCTGACGTGATCGCGCAGGCAATTCACGAGGCCCTGACGCCCGTGTTCGCCCGGCTGGACGCAATCGATCTGTGCCTCGAGGAGCTCGGCGAGGGTGAGGCGGCACTGGGGAAAGTCCGGGAACGGCTAGCCGTCGTCGAGACGAAAGCTGATCGC